GCTCTCCACATAGTGAGCTGCGAGCCCCCTCTGACGAGGGGGGCTGTCGGCGAAGCCGACTGGGGAGAGACCACGGCACAGCCGCAAAAACGGCATCGGCCACAGGCCGATTTCAAGGTGCCTCCGGTGGGACTCGAACCCTACGGAGAAAAGCCGCTTAGACTTACTCCCGTCTCAATTATGCGGCTCTCGAAACCTCATTTGCCCACATTTTGCCCACATTCTCGCGCGCCAGCATCTCACCCATGCGCTCCGACAGCTCGTCCAGATCATCATCGAAAAGGTCGGCGTACACGTCCAACGTCATGGCCGCGCTCTTGTGCCCCAACTGCCGTTGCACGGCCTTCACGTTCGCGCCCGCTCTGACCATGAGACTCGCGGCCGTGTGCCTCAGGTCATGGATTGTGAGGTGGCCGGGTATGCCGGCACGCCGCAGGCCGACCGACAGCCAACCGTCATCGCGGCTCGCATTACCCCACTCGCGTATCATCATGCCCTCGCGTCCCGGCTGTTCGAATAACAGGTCGCCGGGTTTCCGGTCTGCGCACAGTCTGCGCATGATCGGGTCCAGCACGACCGGGTACATGATGGCGCGGGCCTTGTAGGTCTTGGTGTCATCGGGGATGATGACGCCGCCCACCATCGGCGCGCTCACTCCTATATATATACGATGCTTTTCAAGATCGACGTCCATCACTCTCAGGGGTATGAGTTCGCCCCATCGCATGCCGCATAGTCCAAGCACGAGGACGAGGTCTCGTCTCCATGGGGTGACACTGCCTGCCAGCCGGTCAAGCTGTTCGGCGGTGAGATACACGTGCTTCTTCCTGCGCTTGCGTGGCAGTTCGATGCCCCTCGCGGGATTATCGGGGATTCGTCTGTCTCTCTTCGCATCGTCCAATATTCCGGCAAGCACGCCATGGGCGCGAAGGACGACGCTGGCGCTTCGGGGTTTGGCGAGCACAATCTCGTTGCCCCGCTCGTCCTTGACGGTCTTACCCTGGCTGATTCCGGTGACCCATTGTTGCACCGTCTCGCGGGTGACGGCGGATACCGGGGTGTTGCCCCATTCCGGTTTCACCCACTTCTCCCATGCGCCTTCGAGGTTCCGGTAATGGCTGGGCTTGGTGCTTAGCTTCTTTTTGGCCAGCCATGCGGGCCCCAACTCCCCCACTGTTGTCTTCCCCGCTGCGGGATCGATGTACGTGCCTTCGGCCTTGGCGACGGTGACTCGTTTCGCCGCCCAATTTTCCGCGTCTATCTTGCGCTTGAATCCGCGCTTGTCGGTCTGCGTGCCGTCCGGCTTGCGGTATCGTACTCGATACCGAGTCTCACCCTTGCTGGTCTTGTATCTGGTGACGTTCGCCATGGCTCAGTCCTCCCCCATCTTAGAATTGGAAACATGGGAGATATTCAGGACGAGCCAAAGATGATCGGGGCAGGTCTCACGCCGACCACGGTGGCTAACAGCATCCTGCGCCGCGCATTCGGCACAGGCGAACACGTCACCCCCATGAAACTCCAGAAGCTTCTGTTTTTCGTCACATGCTTGTACCAGAGATACACGGGCCGCAGACTGCTCACCGAATCGTTCCAGCCTTGGCAGTATGGGCCCGTTTGCCGCAGCGTCTACGACGAGTTCAAAGGATTCGGCGGCAAGCCGATTAATAGGTATGCTCAGGATGCTTTGGGCAAAGTCACTGCTGTGGATGAGTCCAGCAGTCCCTCCCTGCGTAAGGCCTTGAATCTTGTATGGGAGAATATGGGAGACTTGTCCGCCGTCAAACTTTCCCGCGTCACGCATCGCCCTAATTCCGCATGGTCTCAGGCTGTGGCCGGGCATAAGACGTTCATCAGCAATCGTGCCATGGCGGGCGATCACACTTTTGATAATTTGCTGGGGATGTGACCGATGCCTGAGGACAATGAGAATGCATCCATCCCCGATGACGCGGAAGAGGATATTCCCTTTCCCGGAGGGCCTTCTTCCGAGGATGTCTCTGAAAGCGATGGCGATGGCCACAAGACCGTTGAGAACACGCCAAAAACTCAAGGAATAGATCCAGAGAAGCAGCACAATTGGTGGACTGAGAATCTGAAGAACATCGCCGCTCTTGCCATAGTGGCTTTTTGTCTCATAATGATTGCGGCCTTTGCTGGCATACAGTTCGGCTGGCCGGGTGCTGATGGTGGTGATGCGGTAGCCAAGGCTTCTGACGTGTTCAAGCTGATTGCCACGACCGCGTTGGGTTTCTTGTTCGGGCGTAATTCCAAATAGCATTTCGGGTATGCTTCGCCCCGTGTAGGATAAAAGGCGAAGCGTCCTCCTTTCCATTTCTCTGGTGGGATTGGGATTCTTCACACGTCCCGCTGACGCGCCAACGTCAACGGGACTTTTACTTATTTGTTGAGATTGTCGATGGCGTACTGTGCTTCCTCCGGGGTGAACTTCTCCCCGGCTGAGGAAACGAGCTGGTCGTAGATCGCAGCCGAGGACATGGACATCATTTCCTGATAGGACTTGGCCTTGGCCAACGCGTTGGCGTTGTAGTCGGCTTGCAGGTGGTCCACGGCGTATTGCGCGGCTTCGGCGGGGAACTTCTCCCCGTACTCGCTGGTCAATTGGTCGTAGATGCCCTGCTTGCTCATGTGCATCATGTCGGAATACGATTTCGCCTTGTTGAGCGCGTTCTGGTATTCGACAGGAGGCTGCGCCTGAATGCTGACCTTCGCGGTCTGTCCCTCGTATTCGATGGTGAATTCGGTGGGCGCGTTGATGTTGACGGCACCGGGGTTCTGAATCTTCCATCCGGTGACGTTCTTGGTCGTCCCATCATCGTATTTCGCGGTCACGGTGATGCCGGAGGTTTTATCGGTCACTTGTTCGCCGTCTTTGATGCTGCCGCTGTACGATGCGGTGATGCCGGTGAGTTTGGCGTCCTTTTTTGGCGTTGCCTTCTGCGTCGATTTCGGTGCCACGCTTTGTGCGGAGGAACTATCCACGGCCGAACCGCCGCCTTGCGAATTGCCGGCACCTCCTATGATGGCTATGTCGAGCACGACCACCACGACAATGATGACCCAGAACCACCATTGCTTCCAGATCGGTTTCTTAGGTTTCGGCTGTCCGGGCTGGGCGTATCCCGGTACGCCTCCTGTTGGCTGGCCAAACGTCTGGCCCGGCATTGTCTGCGCATTCTGCGGCGGCTGCGGCCCCTGAGGCTGAGCTAGCGGAATCGGTTGCATCATCGGAGCCTTATTGTTGTTACCCATTTCTTCTTCTTTCTCTAAGCTGCTACACGGTCGTGCAGCAGTTCTTTGTAATCTTCTATGACCTGTACGGTCACGTCGAGCGCCTGTGCGATGAGATAGCTGTCTCCCTCGTACATTTGTTCGGCGATTGCGTATTCGGTCGGGTTGATGAGTCGGAGCGCGGTTTCGCGTCTGGCTCGTCTCTCGGCTTTTGACCCGTTCGGGTCGCAGCCTCGATCGTGGTGCCTAGCGTGAGCAAGCTCGTGGGCGAGCGTGCAACGCCGGGCGAAGTCTGGGAGCGTCTCGTCGATGATGATGAGTCGCGTGGGTTCGTAGTAGCAGCCGCAGCGTCCGGGCGATAGTTCTCGTTCCCGGACTTTGACGCCGAGTCTCAACGCTTCGGCGAGTAGATCCTCATATCCCATAAAGCCTCTATTCGCGTGGTGTGGTGGCTTCGTTTTCCTTGTTTGGGTCGTCGTTCGCGGCTACGTCGAACTGTTCGGGGTTGGCGGCGATGCGGTCGGCCATCTCGTCGGCGGCGCGTTCCGCCTCGATGCGGCTGGCCTCGGCGATGATGTCCCGCAACGTCTGCACCGGGTCGGCATTGCACACATCACAGATCGCCAAAAATTCAGAAAGACGAACGGGTGACTTCTCGCCGTTGTGAATATATCCGACTCGGACATGGCTGACCACACCACCCATGCGTTCGGCAATCACTCTATACGCCAAGGCGGAATCATCAATTATCTTCGCCAAGGCATCTTTTGCGGCGTAATCCATTGCCGTCCATTCAATCTTTGCTGCCATGGCTCAAACATACGTGTAAGCACATGGAGACACGCCGCACTTGCTTAAATTGTAAGCGTTAGCTAACATTACTTTTCAGTAATCACAAGCTTACATACTGGAGGTGGTTGAGATGTCCTCAACTGATTTCAGACAGCTTTCGACCAAGGAACTGCACTTGTATATGAACCTCGTGATGGGTTTCTGCAAGGACATACGCCGCATGCTCCGTGAAGGCACGTTGACCAAGGATGCCATCGACAAATACGAGGTGACGGTATCCAACAACATCCTTACCGAGGTCAACCGCCGATCTGGGGCGGAAACATCTGGGCGGCGGTCAGAGCAAGAGCCGGAGCCTCAATCATGTACCCGATAGCCAGCTGCTTACCTAAATCCTTGACTTTATCCCACATCGACTGCTTATCTTCGGGGGTCTGCACCATGGCAATGTCCAACGCCTCACGCAAACGGCTCACTGCTCGGTCAAGCACGAAATCGCCCGTGATGGCGTACTCGTCCAATGCGGTCTCTGTTTCTCTCAGAAGCCGTGACAGGTACAAGGCCAGACCATCGGGCATGCCGTCCGCGATTCCTCTGAGGACAGTGTTGGCCTCGCTGACGAGATTCCTGACATTGTTCCGTTGCTCTTCGGTGAACCGAAGCGTGCATGAATCAAGCAGCTCAGCCGCGTACATCAACAAGTCCTTGTCGGCGTCGGACATGAAATCGGACGTGCCAACGGGGCCGCTGATCTCATCCCAACGAATCTCGCCGGTATCCGTGAACGCCATCGTCACGGATTTACGCCACCGAGGCAGAGAAGAGCGAAATCCTTTGACGCGTCGTCCTTCCCTTTCCCACTGGTCAGTCGCTTTCCCGATTTCATCGAGAGCGGCGACCAGATCAGGGAAACGGTATCCGGCTTGGTCGGCATCATAAGCACTTTCCTTGTCGAAGAAATCATACAGAAACTCCGCAGCGTTCATTTTCCCCTCCTCTTCGAAAGAAGTTGCACATGTCTAATCTACCAGCAATTGAAGTCGCAAAACGGGCGACCCATGACACCCGCAACCGCGTGCTGCTGTCCAAGACCAAGATAACCAGCATCGCCGACGCCAGCAACCGCAACCGCATGACCATCGCCAAATGGCTCGACGGCGACGACATGAGCCTCGCCGCGTTCGTGGCCGCACAGCAGTTATCGGGCGGAGACCCGGTCAAGACCTTGGCCACCGCGCTCGCTGATAAGGCGGTGGCGTGATGGCCGTCCTTTCCAGTAACGACTGTCGTGAGTTCCGGGTGGCGCGCACCCCAGAGTTGGAGTCCCGTGGATACCCGTGCCTCTTCTCCGTCACCCTTGACGGACACACGATCCAGAGGGTCACCAAGAGCGGCCTGAAGGCCATGAAAGCGGAAATCAACCAAGCACTCAAGGACTCGAAATGAACACCAAGGATTACGGCCAGCACGCCAGCGGCTACAGGAGGCCTGGGCCCGACGAATTGTCTCGTGGTTTCGCGTTCCGGCTGGTTTTCTGGGCCCTCGTGTTCGCGGTCTGCCTCGGCTGGGTGATGTCGCACATGGGGTGCGCGCATCCCATCGAGAACGGGGTGGCCGCGCTCATGGGCTTCGGCTTCGTGCCGTTAAGACTGGTCGCCCTGGTGTTGAGCGAGGCGGGCGTCGAATAAGTCTTGCCGGATGGCGTGGAAAACCGTCTGGCATAGCGGAAGGAAAACCGAATAACCCTCGTGATAACTGAAAAAACAACTGACAGATACGGTGTCGGTTTTCTTGGACCGGCGGGATGTCGGCTTTGGTCTATTCTCCGATATCCCGCCCAGGGCGGTGCAGGTTGCCCCCAGTCAAGATCGCGTAGGTCATGTATGCGCGGCAAAGACCGGGACCACGGTTCGATTCCGTGGCCGTCCACGAACACAAGTTCAAAAAAAAGAAAGCCCCCGCTGGCACGGGGGCGAGAAGAAAAACTCTCAACAGAAAGGATACTCCGATGGATGAATCGATTCGGGAGCTCACCACGAAACAGGCCGTCGAATTCCTCAACCACACGGTCGCCAAGCACACGCTTGAGAACCTGCGCTACACGGGAGGAGGCCCGCGATTCCGCAAACGCGGGGTGAAACGCGAAGGCAGGAAAAGGGACACACGCCAGGTGGTCTACCCCATCGACGAACTGACCCGCTGGGCGACCGAGAACAAGCTGCAATACAGGACGGAGGCCGCATGAGCGCCGATGACAACGACATGTGGCTGGCGGTCGCGGCCCGGCTGCTGCCCAACCTAGACATCCTGACCGCCCACCCCACACGCCAGTCGTTGGCGAGCCTCATCGGCCTGAGCATCCACGAGGCCGGGCTACGGCTCGTCGGACTACGAGAGGATATGGATGACGGACACGGTGGAACTATGGAGCCCGATCACGGACGAGGGCATGAGCATGACGCCGGGCGAACTGATCGTGGAGTTTATGGATCTGATCAGCGACCGGAACAGTCAGACCGGCAACCCGTACCTGTACGTGATGCCGTTGCCGGGCATGGCCGTCATCGACAGGCAACGGCGCAGGGTGAGCGCGCGAGTGGAATACGTCAGCAAGTCGAAGCTAAGGAGCAGGAATGAAGCGAGTGACCGTTGACATGGCAGCGCAGGCGACCGGACTGTTCGACGTGCATCGTTTCCGCCAGCACACGAAGAAGGAGCGTGAGAGTGCGTGGCATGCGTTCCGCGCGTTGGGTGTGGGCGGCTCGGACATGAGCACGATTCTCGGCCTCAACCCCTACAGCACGCCGTACGACCTGTGGTTGGAGAAGACGAACCGTCAGCAGCCGGAGGATATCAGCGGCAAGTGGGCGATCGTCAAGGGCAACGCCTTGGAGGTCGAACTGCGCCGCCGGTTCCGCCAGCTGCACCCGGAGTACCAGGTCATCGACGGCACCGACATTTCCTTGGTATCCAATCAGCATCCGTTGATGCACGCCTCGCTGGACGGCTTCGTCTACGACGAGGAGAGCGATTCGTGGGGCATTCTCGAGATCAAGACGGCGAACGCGAACCGTGGGCGCACCGACTGGCATGACGAGACTGGCGAGCTAATCGCGCCGGATTACTACTTGGCGCAGGTCACGCATTACATGGCCGTCACCGGCTTCACGTGGGGCGTGTTCTACGCGGATATCGGAGAGTCGGAACCGGTCGAGGTGCGGTTCGAGCGCGACGAGGACGACATTCACGCTGTAATCAAAGCCGCCGAGGACTTCTGGGGTTTCGTCACCCGCGACGAAATGCCCACCCTCACCGGCGCGGACGTGGCCAAGGCGTACCCGGAGCCTTCGAATGGCATCGAGGACATGAGCGACAGCACCGATCTGCGCAGGCTCATGGCCGACTACCAGCAGACGACCGCCGACCTGAGCGCGTTGAAGCAGCACAAGGAGGAGTTGCAGGACTGCATACTCCCCTATATCGGAGACCACGAGGGGGTGCGCTGCGGCAACATGCAGGCCACCTACAAGCACAGCACGCGCAAGGGCTACACGCGGGTCGTGCAGCCGTGGGAGGGCCGCACCTTCCGATTCACCGAAATCAAACCGAAGAAAACCAAGTAAAGGAGAACCGATATGGGACAGTTAGCGACACAGGCGCAGAACGTGCAGATGCAGGCCATGAACCCGCAGCGCCAGATGAAGCAGCTGCTCGAGAAGAGCTGGCCTCGCATCGCGGCGGTCATGCCGCAGGAGATGAGCGAGAAGCGCCTCTACCAGATGTACGTGAGCACCATCAACCGCGAACCCCAGCTGGCCAGCTGCTCGGTCGAATCGGTGTTGTCATGCTTCATGCGCTGCACGAGCCTCGGTCTGGAACCGTCGAACGTGAACGGGCTCGGCATGGCCTACATCCTGCCATTCGGTAACAAGAACATGCGCACCGGCCAGAAGGAGGCCATGTTCGTGCTCGGCTATCGCGGCATGATCGCGTTGGCCCGTCGTTCCGGCCAGTTGAAGAGCATTCACGCGCAGGCCGTGTACCAGGGCGACGAATTCGATTACTGGGAGGATGAGACCGGCCAGCACTTCAAGTTCCGCGCCACCCGTGGCGTGCCGCACACCGAGGCCACGCTGACCGACGTGTATGTGAACGCCCAGCTGCTGCCTGCAGGAAGCGTGTTCGTGCACATGACCAAGGAAGAAGTCGAGGCCGTCAAACGCCGCAGCCCCGCAGGCAACAAGGGCCCATGGCGCACCGACTATGAGGCCATGGCGTTGAAGACGGTGGTGCGCCGCAGCTTCAAATGGCTCCCGGTGAGCGTCGAAGCCCAGTCCGCGGCCGTCTCCGACGAGACCACGCCCGACTATTCCGAACTGTTCCGCCCCCTGCCCGACGAGACGGTGGATGATTCGCCGGTTGACGTGAGCGTGGACGAGTCCGAACAGCCGCAACAGGAAACCCAGCCCGAGGCGGAGCCTTCCCCGGTGGATGTGAAGCGTGCGGAGATGATTCGCCGCTTCCAGGCGTTGGGCGTGGCTTCGGACGCGGAGGCGTGCGAGACCATCACGAAGATTCTGAATCGTGAGGTGAAGGCAAGCGATGAGCTGACCGAAGCGGAGCTTGACAAGGTGCTGGGCCAGTTGAAGGCCAGCGTGAAGGAAGGCGAGTGACCATGGCGGGCAGGACGAGCATCATCATCCAGGGCACGGCGTGGGACGTGCAGGAGACGAAGAACGGTAAACGGTTCCTGCGCGTCTCTGTGTCGCCGGGCTACCGTGACCGTAACGGCAACTGGGTCAGCCAGCCGGAACAGTACTACTCGGTGTGGCCTGCTGGCTACGCGAACCTCAACCCCGTGTTCGACCAGATCGCCCAGCTGCGTCAGAATCAGGACCAGTTCGTGGACGTGACCATCGTGGGCGAAATCAGCGGCCTCGACGCCTACACGAACAAGAAGGGCGAGGCTACCGCAAGCTGCAACGTCAACGCCAGCGCCGTCGCCATCACCAACGTTCGACAGAAGAACGGCGGACAGCAGGGTTACGGCACGCAGGCCGGTTACACGCAGCAGCCGCAGGGGCAGGCGCAGCCTCCGGCCTCCGACCCATGGTCCAGTGATCCGAGCTTCTGATGCTGCATTTGTATCACGATGAGACGCCGCCGGAAGTGGAACCGGTCTGCGAGAGGCACGGGTGCCCGCTGTACCCGGCAAGACCGATTCCATGCCCCATGTGCGCGGAGGAAGCCGACGAAATGTATGCGGATTACGGATTGGAGAGATGATGGCGAACCCATCGAAAAGCAAAGGCACGAGCCTTGAGACGTGGACGGTGCGTTACCTTGCGTGGGCGTTGCAGGACACGCGCATCGACCGTATGCCGTTGCATGGCAACGCCGACCAGGGCGATCTGATCGGCGTCATGTTCCATGGCGAGCCGGTGTGCGTGGAATGCAAGGACACGAAGATGCCGAACTATCGCAAGCATTGGCTGGAGCTCAAAGTGGAGATGGCGAACATGGACACTCCCTACGGGGTGCTCATCCAACACCGCAGGGGCGTGGGCGTGAAAAGCCTCAAGGGCATGGCCCGGCAGATGGCCGTGTTCGACATCGGAACGCTCGAACGGTTCCTCGCCACTCACATGGGGCACGTGTTAGGACCGGACTACCGGATTCGCCGCGAGCTCGCGAACCGGCTGCGCGGCGAATCGAGGCCGGTGCCCTCCAATCCGACGCTCGTGTGGATGCCGCTCGAATTGTTCGCGCTCCTGCTGAACGACGGCTTGGCGTTGGGACCGGACGATGGCCAGGATTAACCCTCATACCTACATCGGTGGCAGCCGTCGCACCGGTTCGCGTGGCGGCTACCACCGCAAACCCAAGACCAATGGCGAGGGGCTGAAGCCCAGCGAGATAATCGCCGCCAGCCCGAACTGCTGGCATTGATAGCCGAATACCAAAGAGACAAGAGAAAGGAGGCGGACTGATGGCCAGACAGGGCTACGGGAAGCTGAGTAACGGCTTCCATTCGAACACGAAAGTGCTGAAGCTACAGCGTATGCGTCCGAGTGCACTTGGAGTGTACTGCATGGCCATTTCCTTCTGTTCCGACGTGCTCAACGACGGCGTGATGAGCGAGGACGACGTGATCTACCAGCTCAACGCGACCGAAGAGGACATCGAAGCGCTGATCAAGGTCGGCATGTTCGAACGTTCGGACGACGGCTCCTACCGCATCCACGATTATCTTTCCCATCAGTCCAGCCGCGAACAGGTGGAGACGAGGGCGGAGGGTGCTCGCAACCGCAAGCGCAAGCAGCGTTCCGAAGCCGATGTCACACCCGAGTCACGCTGGGACGAAACGAATGTCACAAGCATGTCACGCCGTGACAATTCGAATGTCACACCCGAGTCACGCTGGGACTCTTTAACCAAGAACCAAGAACCAATAACCAATAACCAAAAGAATTCTTCTAACGAAGAATTCTCTCTCCCCCAAACCCCCTCGCAAGCCGAGGGGGCCGCAGAGAGCGCCGACGAGGATTATCCCATCGAGTTCGAGCAGTTCTGGCAGACCTATCCACGCAAGACCGGCAAACGCAAGGCCTTCGAGGCTTGGCGGAAGGCGCGGAGGAAAACCAACAACACGTTCCTGATCGCCAAGGCGTCGAGGTACGCCGCCGACACGAACCGGGAACCCGGCTACACGCTCACCCCGGCGAACTGGCTGGACGGCGAACACTGGGACGATGACCCGCTGCCGGCCAAACCCGAGCCGACCGCACGCCCCTCGCCATCGGCGTGGAACCGTTCGCAGGCCAACCAGGACGCGAACGCGGCACTGATAGCCCACTACGCGGCCGAGGAAGCCGCCGAAAACCAATCACGGGAAGGAGTACTGACATGCTGACGCTCAAGGAAAGCACGCTCGTGCTGGCGAAGATTCGCGTCCACCACGGCAACGCGGCCATCACCGACTTGGAGGCTCGCACGTTCCACGAGGAGCTTCGCGCGGACATGACGCTCGGCGAGGCGTTGGAGGCGGTGAAGCGCTTCTACGCGGCGAACGATTCGGGCCGCTGGTGCGGTTCGGGCGATGTGAACGCGATGGTGCGCCGGATGCGCAACGAGTCGAAGCCATCGGAGGCGCAGATAGCCGCCGAATGCGAGGCGAGGCACCTGGCGGAGGACGCGGCGTGGATGTACCGCCGCCAGCGGATGCTCGGCAACGGCCCGGAGCAGGCGCAGCAGCAGGCGTTGACCATGCGCAACCCACTCGAACTGCCCGCCGCGCAGCCGAAGTCACGTTCCACGGCCAGACGGTTCGCAGGTGCCCAGAAGCTGGGTGCTGCCTCACTCGGCTCGATTCTGAGGGGCGCGTGATGGCCGAAAAGTTCCCGACCCCGCAGGAGCGTGCGATGGCGTGGCTGTTGGAGGCCACGGAGATTGGCGGCATGAGCCGGCCGGAGACCGCGCTATACGCCTATCAGGCCGGTTTCACGGCGGCGCTCGACTTGTGCATCGAAATCGAAACACGACTCAACAAGGAGGAAACCGATGACCATGCTGCTTGATGGTCGATTGCGTGATCTCGCGACGCAAACCCACCTGCTCGAGACGAAGGTGAGTTCTCTCGGCTGGATGGCCGCTGACGGCGCGAAGACGTTGAAATCAATGATCCGCGCCCAGGCGCATCTCATGCTCGCCGAATGCGATCTGCTGGACGCAATCGAAACGAACGAAAAGAAGGAGAACAACAATGAGTGAGAAACCATTCTGGGAAGGCAAGACCTGCGAAGAGATGGCAAACCTGCACGTCAAGGTCACATTTGTGGCCGGTGCCGTGCTTACAGGAATCACCGACTGTTCCGGGCACATTAGGCGCAGTAGAAACGGCTCCGTCGTGCCCATTTCTGCCAATCGAGGGGCAGAGCGCTTCGTCCCCTACAGGGACATCGAGTCCATTGAACTGTTGGATGACCCCGAGTACGAGCGTATCGATGACATTCACGATGTTTGCACGGGCGATATTTTCGTCGCGACGAACGGCAATAGATTCTTCGTTGTCGCTGTCGATGATGATGACGAAACAGACTGCACCCTTGCAGTCATGGTACAGGCAGAGATTCCCGACTTCCACGATTGGATGTTTAATTCAAACTTCGCCTACGCATTGCGTCGGAAGCCGAAGCTGCCTGACCATGACGGACTGTGGTGGGATAAGGACAATGCCTTGTGGAGCGTCGCCATCTCCGGCCTGGACAATTCGAAGTTGGTCGCTTTGCTTATCGGTGACCCGGAATCCCCCGTCACCGGTCCTGTGTGGTCGGGCCTCAACAGCAAGCAAGTGACCACTCAAGCTCCGTTCCGTCCGGCCAAGGTGGTGGAAGCATGAGCATCATCAGCAGCAAGGCGGAACACGTGTACAAGAGCAACACGCTCATGCAGGAGGTGTATATCGCCGGAGCCTCACGCCAGCACACGGACGAGGAAATCAGGGCGGCTTGTCTGGCAATCATGCCCTATGTGATATCCCAGCCGTCACAACAGGTGTTCGATTTCCTCACGAAGGCAACCGGCGCATATCCCGGCCAGGAAATCGTACGGAAAGTCATCGACGCAATGCAAAGAAAGGCAACGGAAGAATGAGTGATTACAAGCAGCGGATGATCCGCGAACATCGAGAATTGCAGGAGCGTATCAGCAAGCTGGCGCACATGCTTGAGGGCTACGCGGAGGGCACGTTGGACTTCACGCCCGCGTGCTCCTTCCAGCTCCTTGAAAGCCAATTGTACGCGATGGGGACATACGCGAACATCTTACAGGAGCGTGCGCGTATCGAACAGGTGGATTTGAACGCGCCTCTTGAGGGAGGTGAGTCTGATGCGTTTTCACAGGATTAGCCCGTGTCCCAAATGCGGGGGCAAGGTCAAGGCGAAATGGGAGCGAATCGAAGTACGGGGTTGGTCTAAATACACGTTCTTCCTTGCGATGTTCCGCTGCACTGTCTGCGGGTTCTCCTTCGAGGGAGGTTGTTCACGTAAGCCAGCCCCATATGCGTTGCAATACAACATCGCCGCATGGAACCGCATCTGCAACGGGGATAAATGCTTCACATTGACCTACAAGAGTCTGGGAGGCAGACGATGAAGGCGACGGACGTGGAGATCGAACGACGGTGCGGCATGGTCACAGGTGCCTCCTGCGGGAATGTGACCCTGAGCTGGATTCCCGGAGACGGCCGAAACGGCACCCGCTCATGGGTGCTGGCCACTCATGCTGGCGACAGCATCCGCCGCATCCGGTTGAGCAGGAACGAGCTCGGTGATCTGGCGGCCATCCTCCAATCGATCACGAACGAGAAGAAGGAACTGTGAGGTGGACGATGAGCACTCTGGATATTTTGGGCAACACGAGTGAGCAGGCGGATTCGATACGTTTGATGCTCAAAGTGCGGGGCATGAAGGACGGTCGTTTCATCGACGCCGACCCGCTCATTATCCTCAAGGCCGACAACCATCAAGGCTCCGACAGGTGGGACGTGTATGTCAGCAAGACGGTGTATCCGACCGCCGAATCGTGTGGCACGCTCGCCGGCGTGCCGAGGATGCTCGCCGACGACGTGGAAGTGGAGATCATGGCGCGAGAGAAGGAAATGGGAGGCGGACAATGAGTGACTGCTACTTGTGTCGTAAACCGTTGCACGGCGATAGCTCATCGGTGGACATCAAGCGCTGGGCCCCGCGGCGCAACGTGTTCTTCGATGAGACGCGGCGGGCCTGCGCCGAATGCGTCCGACGTCGGAACGGATACCAATCCCGACGTGCCAAAGCCCGACGCGATGCGGCCCGCGTCCTGCTCAACAAATGGCTTGACAAACAAATGGAGGTGGACGATGAGTTGGCTTGATGACCTCTACCGGATAGTCGGCAAAGGCGACGTGCGGGACTCCGATTTCATTCTCAACGGCGAAAGCTTCTACTGCCCCCAATGTGGCAGACACCTAAAGGCCGCTACAGGAACCGTGAAAGGCTCCGAGGAGAAACGCTATCGGTTCAAATGCGTTGACCGAATGCATTACCGCACCAAATGGCATGAGTCGTATCAGGCCGCGTTGATGGAAATGATCAAGACGTTCGAGAAAGGGGAAAACGCATGAACGAGATTCAGCTTACAGACCATTTGGTCGCGCATATCAGCGCGGAAGGCACCTGCGGCCGTTATCGAGCCAAAATCTGCGAGGACGGCGACTTCAGAGACTTCCTGTACGCCATGAGCCTCAAACGTCTCAAGCGCAAGTGCGAGAAGTATGCGAAGCGTGAACGCAAGGCCATCGCATATGTCGCCACGCTCAAGGAGGAATCATGAGCGTAAGTAGTCTCAAACGCGAGGAAATACTCAAATGGCATCGGAGCAAAGCGGCCACGCCCGAATACACGGCGAAACTGCTCGGCGTGCCATTGGATGAGGTGCTGTACATCATCGCCCATCCTGAAACGCCCGCACCCCACAAGGATGATTTCACGCCCGAATTCATCGAACCATTGATTTGAATTCAGCGCAAAAACACTGAATTCAGCGTAAAAAAACGAAACCCTCCACCGAAAAGATGGAGGGCACGCTCACCAAGCACCATGATAGCCGGAACGTGGAGGGTTTCAAACAATGTTCATCACCACCGAACCATGCCAATACTGCGGCAACCAGCAGGTCGAGGCACCGTGGACGCTCTGCCGGAACTGCCGCCGCCAGTACGCGAAAACACTCCACCGGCTCCGCCATGACATGATGCTCCTGCAACAGGTGTCCCGTCACGCCTACAAGCTGGGCGAGCCCGGAGCTGGAGGCGTGGCGCAAGGAGGGGAAGCGCCCGCGCCCATCAACCTCCACGCGCAGGACATGCTCGACCAGACCGAGGACGGCTTGCAGGACATGTGGAACGAAACCGGCGTGGAAAGCCGTCCGAAATGGCAGACCCTGCTCAGGGACTCGCCACGACGACTGCCCGACCTATGCCGCGCCAGCCGTTCGGGACATTGGCTGACATGGCTCATCCACACCTGCGAGCGCATCGAACCGCTCATCGACCGCAGGCCGCGCACGCGCCGGATAATCGGCGTCTGCCCCGAATGCGGACGCGAGGTCATGGCCGCGAAGGGCGAATCGCTGCTGCTATGCAAATGCGGCACCCCCATCAACGTGGCCGAACTGCGCGAACAAAGCCAAGCCAAGGCCGAAACCATCCACCTGACCAAAACCCCGGCAGGCATGAGCCAATGGCTGCGCGAGAACTACGGGTACGAGGTCAGCCGCAAAGTAATCATCATGTGGATACGCCGGGGCAAACTCCCCAGCAGCAAGCCAGTGGAAGACGGATACTACGAATTCAGCATCAGGGAGATAGTCAGCATGGCAATGGCATATTCCAGCCGGCAGTAGGCTGTTGCCACCCCGTGGTATACTCCGTATCAGGATAAGTGCGAAAGCCTCTGGGACATACATCTCAGGGGCTTTACTCATACCCGCCTATGCGCGTAGCTCAGCAGGTAGAGCGGCGGTCTCCAAAACCGCAGGTCGTTGGATCGAAGCCAACCGCGTATGCCACGGCTTGCGTACGGTAGAGGACTAACCGGCCATCGCAGTGATTGCGACGGCGTGGTCAAAACAGACTAACCATGTCGGGCCACCGCGAATTCGAATCTCGCCCAAGCCACCAAACACACAGGATGGGAACATGAGCAACAAGGCAGGCTCAGGCCGATACCAAAATGGAGCAGCCCGCCGCAAATGCAAGGCCAGACACATCGCAGCCGAAGGACCAATACCGATCTGCCCGCTGTGCGGCAAACCCATAGACCTCACACTCAAAACACCACACCCACTCAGCTGCGAACTCGATGAGATCATCCCATACAGCCGAGGCGGATCACCGACCAGCTATGACAACACACAACTCACACACAGAATCTGCAACCAAAGAAAAAGCAACAAAATAATCGCCAACACCACAGGCCACCAAAACACAAAAAAACAACCACAAAACACCATCCCAATCAGCCGCCAATGGTAACCGGGGGCCATACCCTCCCCCTCCCATGCAAGGCTCCCCACAGGTCCTAGCGCCGCCGTCCCCCCGCAATCCGCGTGGAGTATCGTACGTTTGGCCGTTGGGGTGCCTGCGAGCGCCCGTGCGAGCCGTTTCGGAGCTGGTTTGACACTTTTGCCTCGCTTGTTTTCGAGGCTGTTACGTTTGATTCTCCGCAGTTTTGATATGTCACGAAATTATGGTTGCAACCCATTGGAATATATGCTATAGTTATAGCTATGGTCAACCAATGTAGGAATTGCGGCCATTTCTTTCAATCCACACCGAACCCTAGGCGTCCGAGACTGTTTTGCTCGGACAGATGCCGCAAGGCGTGGAGCCGCAAACATCAGATACCGCAGGAACTCAAGGCATTGCGCCGTTGGGTGCGCGCCGATGGCAAGCGCCCGATTATGTGCGATGGGTCACCAGCCAGTTCGACTGATCCCGATACCTGGGCGTCATACCCGGAGGTCATGCGCTCGAAGGCCGGCGACGGCTATGGCATCATGCTCGGCGATGGGCTTGCGTGCTGGGATTTCGACCATGTTGATTTGACCAGTCCGCCAGCGCAGGCGGTGGAACTGTTGTCCGAAGCGATCTATGCGGAGGTTTCGACCAGTGGACATGGTTTGCATGTGTTCGTCCGTTCGTCGGAGCCGAGTTTCCGGCGTGACGGCGTCGAGTTTTATTCGCATTCGCGGTTCATCCGCATGACGGGGAGGAGGTGGCCGAAGTGACCACGGTTATTCGCAATCAGGGTACGAGTCTCGCGGTGCGTGAGAAGCTGGCCACTGATGGCAGGCCCGTGTTGTTGGCGTTTTCGTGCGGCAAGGATTCTATCGCCGCGTGGCTGGCGATGCGGGACATGGGTATCGAGGTCGTTCCCGCGTACCTCTACTATGTGCCCGGTTTGAGGTTCGTGGACGAGGAGCTGGATTATTTCGAGCAGAAGTTCCAGACCAGAATCAAAAGGTATCCGCACCCGTCGCTGTACCGGTGGTTGAACAATGCGGTGTTCCAGGCTCCCGAACGGTTGCGCTATATCGAGGCGGCGCGGTTGCCTGAGCCGTCGTATGAGCAGATGTGGGATTTCATCCGCGCCGACGTGGGCTTGGATAAGAGCACGTGGTGCGCGGATGGCGTGCGCGCCGCCGATTCGATTCAGCGTCGTGGCGCGTTCGTCCAGTACGGGTACTGGCGGCGCAATCTCAAGAAGGTCAGTCCTATCGGGGATTGGCTCAAGGGCGAGGTGCTGGACTGCATCAGATCGCATGATATCGAGCTGCCGTGTGATTATGCGTGGTTCGGGCGTTCGTTCGATGGCATCGATAAGAGGTTCACCAAGGTGCTCAAGGACAAGGCTCCGGACGATTACGCGACGCTGCTTGAATGGTTCCCTTTGTTGGAGGTGGATCATGTCAGGTGATTTCAAGTTCTCTTTTTCCAAGAAGCCCAAGGGCAAGAAGGCTGTGAAGCCGGTGCCGGAGAATCTGGACGAGAACGCGAAGGAGTACCGGGAGCGCGCCCGTGCGGAGCGCAAGCGTTTCGTGGATGCGACCGACACCGAGTTCTGGCTGTGCCTGTGTTTCCCCTCCCCCGTTGAGATGGCGCGGTGGCGTGAGCGTTTTGGTTTCGGCGATGAACACCGAATCTATGCGTACCGTGATGTCGAGAAGCTACTCGCCCCGTACAAGCCGGCCAAGTCGTCCGCCGTGGCGTTCGGTGCCGGAGTCGGGTTCGGTGGCGGCCTCGGGTTCGCGGAGAAGACGCCCGATCCGCTCGCCGATGTCAAGTACTCCGATGATCTGGAAAAGGATTGTCTCGCCGAGTTCGCCGCCCTGCACAGTGCGCTGGTCGAGGCTCGCAGTCCCAGGAAGCTCGTGGAGCCGACCGATTCCGAACACTGGTTCGCCATCGCGTTCCCGTTGCGAGACGACAAGGACTCTTTCCTTGCCGAGTATGGTCTTCGCAAACTCGGAGATAAATACCTCGATGGTATGGCCGTAGCTCGGAAGCTGGGAGGTGAGTTATGAGGCGAGTCCGTTACGCGAGCACCAACGATATCCGCTATACGGGGTATGGACGTCGCTCTTCCGGTTCATCCGGTGGCGGTGTATCCGCCCTGCGTGTGAGTGCGTCCCGTTCCGTGTCGCGATCGAGCGGATCGTGAACCGGTAAACAATATTTTTTTCGTTCAAGCCGTCCCTATGTGGCGGCTTTTTCATTGGGAGGTTCTCATGCGACGCGGCTCTTCTTCGGCTTCCCGCTCGTCCAGCAGCGGGAGCGGCGGCAACTCATCCCGCTCACGCTCGAAGGGCTCAACGCTTTCCGGCGTCGGCTTCTCGAAAGAGCGAATATCCCAATACCGCAAACAGGGCTTATCCGACGAACGTATATCGAAGCTATGGCAGGATACCCTCAAGATGCGCGCGTTGATGAAGAAACGCAAGGAACAGGGAGTCAACGATCTTGAAGCCGGCGTTTCTCAGTCATGGAAGAACGCCCAGGCACGCCGAGACCGGGCGTTCGACAAGCGGTTCAACGACGAATGGAACAGATACCGCAGTGCAGGCTGGAAACGGTAGATCCCGATTTTTCTTGCCCACATCGTTACTGGAAAGGAGGTGGATCGTGCGTAACCTGTTCCAGCGCGCCGGCAATGCGGTGCGTAATGTGGCCGGTCGTATCCGCAGCGCTTTTTCTCGCGGCGGCTCGCGTTCCTCAGGCTCCTGATTTTCCCGATGGAGGTGGTTGTCATGCGTCCGAGATACGTGCAGGGCGAGTTTGATTTCTCTCGTGCCGCCGGTTCCGCTCGCGCGAGTCGCTCCAGCGGCTCCTAGACATTGATTCGAGGTGATCCAGTTGGCCAAGACCACGATAACGCAGCCACAGTTGCCTGACGGCATCGAGTGGCCGGAGGCGACCGTGCGATGGTGGGAGCATTTGGCTTCCACCCCCGGAGCGGACTCGTGGACGGAGGCCGACTGGGACAACCTCATGAACGCCGCACTGATCCACGCGGACATCTGGGGTTCCGGCAATTTCGCCAGCGTGCCCATACTGAACAAGCTGTTGCAGGATTACGGGATCACGCCCGCCGCGCGCAGCCAGATCATGCCGGCGGAAGTCCAGAAGCAGGAGCGGCATACGCCGCTCGATGAGATAGCCGAACGACGGAAGCTGAGGGTGGTCGAGGGTGGCAAGACGAAGAGGCGTACAGGAACCTAGCTTCGCTCTGGTTCCCAAGCACGTGCAGTCCGAGGGAGGCGAGGCGTGCGCGCTCGCTGCCGGCTACGATATGAAGCCGGACAAGTGGCAGCGCATCGTGCTTGAGGGTTGGCTCGCCACGGATTCGAAGCTGCAATGGGCGGCGTCGGATTGCGGGTGCGCGGTGCCGCGTCAGAACGGCAAGAACGCGATTCTCGAGTTCACGGAGCTGTACCTTGCCGCGATCCTCGGCATGAAGATTCTGCATACGGCGCATGAGGTGAAGACCTGCCGCAAGCATTTCCTGCGTATGAAATACTACTTCGAGAACGCGCGCAAGTTCCCCGAACTGGCGGAGTTGGTCACCTATATCCGGGCCACGAACGGTCAGGAGGCCATCGTGTTGAAGAACGGTGGCAGCATTGAGTTCATCGCCCGTTCGAAGAGTTCGGGCCGTGGCTTCACGGTGGACGTGCTGGTGTGCGACGAGGCGCAGGAGCTGACCGACGAGCAGATGGAGGCCATACAGCCCGCCATCTCGTCGGCACCCTCGGGCAATCCGTTGACCATCTACACGGGCACGCCGACCCCGCCGACTTCGCCGGGCACGGTGTTCGCGCGCATGCGCCGCAACGCGCATCGCGACAAGCCGCCGAAGAACCTGTGCTGGTTCGAATGGGCGGCGACCGAGATCGGCGACGTGCACGACCAGCAACGCTGGTACCGGTACAATCCATCGCTCGGCACCCGCCTGTTGAAAAGCGTGGTCGTTTCCGAGTCGGAGAAGATGACGCCGGACGGTTTCGCCCGCGAACGTCTCGGCTGGTGGAACGATCAGGCCGGCGCGCTGTCCGATATCGATGTTGACGAGTGGGCCAAGTGCAAGACCGACAAGCCCTGCATGGATGGCTACAACTCGTATGCGGTCAAGTTCAGCGCGGACGGCGCGAACGTCACCCTCGTGGCGTGCGTGCGCCCGCCCCGCAAGTCGAGTGAATTGCCGCACGTGGAGGTCATCGCCTCGCGCAGCATGCGCGGCGGCACCGGCTGGCTGGCCGACTGGCTGACCGCCGAGAAGAACGGTGCGGAACGATGGCGCAACGCCATCGGCATCATCATCGACGGGCGCGTGGGAGCCCCCACCCTGGTCAACAGCCTCATCGACAAGGGCGTGTCGAAAAGAGTGATCGTGGTTCCGCGCCCTTCCGACGTGGCGGACGCTTGTTCGATGCTCGAACAGGCCGTGAACGACCATGGGCTTACCCATTTCGGCCAACCTCTGCTTGACGAGGCGGTGGGTCATGCGAAGCACAGGAAAATCGGCGACGGGTTCGGCTACGAGCCGTCCATGGAGAACATCGACGTGAGTCCCGTGGAAGCGGTGGCTCTCGCGTATTGGAACGTCAAGACTTCCAAACGTCATCCGGGAAGAAGAGCGAAGGCGGTGGCATTCTGATGCAGATTCCCAGTCTTGAAAACGTGCAGGTCGATAATCTGCCCGACGAGTGCCGAGAACCGTGGGATTTGATGATACGTCAATGGTCCCAGAAGCTCGAACGTAACCTTTTGCGCACCAAATACTACGACGGGCGCAACGAGCTTAAGAATCTGTCCATCGCCGTGCCGGACAGCATGGCGGGGATAAGCGAGGTCGTGGGCTGGCCGCAGAAATCGGTGGACGCTTTGGCCGACCGCATCGTGTTCGATGGTTTCGTCGGAGTCGGCGACGACAGCCGCGATCCGTTGGGTTTGGATTCGATTCTTTCAGACAACGACTTCGACGTGGAATTGCCGCAGGCCATCCGCAGCGCGCTCACTCACTCATGCTCGTTCCTGAACGTGCGCAGCGCGGAACCCGAGGATGGTCTGCGCTCGAAGGTGTCCGTGTCGTTCCGTAGCGCGCTCTATGAGACCGGCCTGTGGGATTACGCCCGTCGCGGCCTGTCGGCGGCGTTGTCGATAACCGATATCGACCGCTCACAGTACGCGCAGGCGAACACCATCGTGCCTTCCGAACTCATGCTCTACATGCCCGGCTACACGATTTGCATCCACCGCACGCAATCAGGCCGCTATCATGCGGACGCTCCCCGGAACACGTACATGGATCATGTGCCCGTTTACCTGATCCCCTACCATCAGGACCTGAACCGCCCCTTTGGCCGCTCGCGCATCAGCCGCGAGGTCATGAGCATCACCGACACGGCGGTGCGCACCATGCTGCGCATGGAGGTAAGCGCCGAATTCTATTCGAGCCCGCAACGCTACCTCATCGGCGCGGACGAGCCGCCCGAGGACAAGAACGGCAAGAAGCTGACCGGCTGGGAAGCCACCATCTCGAAGATGCTCAACATCAGCCTCAACGAGGACGGCCAAGCGCCCGTCATCGGCCAGTTCACGCAGATGACCATGCAGCCGCACACCGACATGCTTCGCGCCCTCGCGGCACGCATGAGCGGCGCGACCGGCGTGCCGCTCAGCCAGTTCGGCGTGATGACGGATTCCGGCCCTTCTTCTTCGGAAGCGATCATGGCGGCGGAAAGCGAACTCGTCATCGAGGCGAAGAACGCCTGCCGCGCCATCGGCGTGCAACTACGCAAGGCCGCGAGGGACATCGCCATCCTCAACGGCACCAGCGAGGACAGCGACGAGCTCAATCGGTTGCAGGTCAACTGGCGTGACCCCGAACGCCCATCGCAGGCCGCGCTCTCCGATGCCATCGTGAAGCAGGTGACGGCCATTCCATGGCTCGCCAACTCCGACGTGGTGTTGGAGAAGCTCGGCTACACGGATTCCGACATCACACGCCTGTTGGTCGACAAGCGCAAGGCCGAGACCCGCAGCGTGCTTGACTCCCTCGTGAACGGAGGCAACAAGGATGACGGACAACCGGCAACTGGACCAGCTGCAAGCCAGCCAAGCTCGGGCGGTGGAACTGGCACGCCGCGATCTGGCGAAACTGTGGGAGACGCTGCAACAGCTCAGCCCTGAATGGCAACGTGACATGCTGCTCGACTACGTGCCGCAACTGGTCGCCAAATACGGCGACCTCGCGGCGCAGGCCGCCTACGAATGGTATATGCGCGTCCGTGGCGAATCGGTGCCCGACCCGTGGGAGTACGACCTGTCCGACTCGTTTCCCGGCGACGGCATCGACAAGACGATACGCTGGCAGGCCGGCCACCTGTGGACGGACCCGCAGACCATGCAGGCGTTTCTGGTCGGCGCGATGATGCGTTGGGTCATGTATTCGGGGCGTGAAACCATCGCACGCCTGTGCGAGCACGACCCGTCCGAACCCCGGTACGCGCGCGTGCCGAGAGGCGCGAAGACGTGCGCGTTCTGCACTATGCTCTGCTCGCGCGGCTGGGTGTACCGCAGCGAGAAGACCGCGAAATACGCCAAAGGCTCGTTCAGACTGTTCCACGACGACTGCGACTGCCAGATAGTCCCCGAATGGGACAGGGACCAAGCTCACATCGAGGGTTATGACCCCGACCGCATGTACTCGGAATACATGCACGCCCGCAGCCTCATCGAGAACGGCGGCCTGGACGACGACACCTATCGGATGATAAAGGCCACCACAAAAGGCAATCCCGACAATCCCAACGACCCGAACACGATCACCTATGTGATGCGCCGACTCTACCCCGACCGTTACAAGGACGGCTACGGGGTGCCACGACCGTCGCACTCGAACTGAGATTTTCCCCAACCACCCGCACGGGTGGTTTTTTATGCCCGAAACGGGCCCAACCCACTAGGAGGAACCATGACCGAAGAGGCCAACGGCAACCAGCAGGCGGCATCGACCGAGAACGGAGCGAAGCCGCCCGAAATCGACTACGAGGCCAAATACAAGGAGGCCGTCGCCCATTCCCGCGAATGGGAGAAACGCGCCAAGGACAACAAGACAGCCGCCGACGAACTGCAACAGCTCAAGGAGGCCCAACTGTCCGAAGCCGAAAAGACAGCCAAGCACATCAAAGAGCTTGAAGCCAAGAACGCTGCCTACGAGGCGGAAAAACAGCAGAACGAATGGAAGACGCAGGTCTCCAAGGAAACCGGCGTGCCCATCGCACTGCTCCACGGCTCCACCCTCGAAGAAATGCAAGCCAACGGCAAGGCGCTCGCCGACTACATCGCCGAGAAGACCAAGCCGAAGGTGCACGCCTCCTCCGAATCCAACCAGCCTCCCGCGCCATCCAACACATCCGGCGATTGGCTTCGCGATCAGTTCCTCAAGCAGAAACGCAAATAATCCACCTCATAGAAAGAAGGTATGACGATGACTTCCAACGTGAACTCCATCATCACCAGCGGCGACCTCGGCGGCGGACTCATCCCCACCGAATACGCCACCCAGATTATCCAGGACGCTCCCAAGTCGAGTGTGTCCCTGACCCGTATGCGTCAGATTCGCATGAGCACCCGCACGCGCACGCAGCCGGTGCTTGACTCCAAGCCGATCGCCTACTGGGTGGGCGGTGATACCGGCCTGAAACAGACCACGAAGATGAAGTGGTCGGGCCTGAGCATCACGGCCGAGGAACTTGCGGCCATCGTGCCCATCCCCGAAGCCGTTATCGCGGATTCCGGCATCCCAATCTGGCCGGAGGTCATGCCGCGTCTGGCTTCCGCGCTCGGCTACAAGCTGGACCAGGCGACCCTTTTCGGCGTGGACAAGCCGTCCAGCTTCCCGGACGGCATCATCCCGCAGGCCATCACGGCGGGCAACACGTTCACCCAGGGCAAGGACCTCGCCAAGGACGTGGCCTCCATGGGACAGAAGCTCGCCGAACAGGGCTTCGCCATGAACGGCTTCGCCGGCAAGCCGGGCCTGAACTGGGAGCTTATCGGCCTGCGTAACACCAACGGCACCCCGATCTACGTGCCCTCGCTCGCCTCCGGCGCGCCGTCCACCCTCTACGGCTTCGATCTCAACGAGGTCGACAACGGCGCGTGGGATTCCACCAAGGCCGTGCTGCTCGGCGCGGACTGGTCGAACTTCGTGGTCGGCATCCGTCAGGACATCACCTACAAGATGCTTGACCAGTCGGTTATCTCGGACGATAACGGCAAGGTGATTCTGAACCTCGCCCAGCAGGATTGCGTCGCCATGCGAGTCGTGTTCCGCGTCGGCTTCCAAATCGCCAACCCCATCAACGACGTGCAGCCCGACAAGACGAAGCGCTTCCCCGCCTTCGTGATCGCAGCCCCAAAAGTGTGACGCCGGCACCCCAATCCATCGAGACCAGTCCTGAAACCGTCACCGTCCGAGCCGGCGAGACAACCAATGTGACGGTACGTGTCCTGCCGGAGGGCGCGGACCAGACGGTGACCGCGACTGTCGCTGACAAGTCCATCGCCACGGTGGTGTCCGATGACTGACAATACCGTGTTCGCCCCTCACGAGGATCTGGAAGCCCGGTGGCATCCTCTCACCGACGCGGAACGGGCGCAGGCGGACATGCTGCTGGCCGCAGCACGCGGCTTCGGCATCATCGCATTCTGACATTAAGGAGGCCGTCATGGTCGATGAAACGGAAGAAAACCCATTTGCCACGCATTTGGAATTGGCCAAACGCTGGAAGCAGATGCCGGACGACCCCGATTATGTGGATCAGCGTCTGGCCGATGCCTCGCAGTTCCTCCGCGAACAATGCCCGGATTGGCGGAACATATCGCAGGCGACGCTTGAACGCATCGCCTGCGAGCTCGCCAAGGACGCGATCTCATCCGACATGCAGACCGAGGGCGCTGGTTTCGACACCACCGGTGCCAGCAATCTCAGCCTCACGGCGGGCAATTTCACCCAGTCCATGACATTCGCGAACCCTCGCGGCGAATTCTACCTGTCCAAAGGGCAGAAGAAGGCGCTCAGGCTCACCGGCCAACGCTTCTACAGCATCGACCTGTCAAACGGGGAGGCGTCATGAGGGGCGAGACCGTGAAAGTGGTGCGCTACACGCCGACCGGCGAGACCGACCCCGGCGGCTCGCCAGTCACGAAGGTCGATATCGAGTCGGTGGACAACGTGCTCGTCTCACCAGGCGCGATGAGCAACGCCACCGACTCGATTCGACCTGACGGCGTGACCGTTGCATTCACCTGCCTCTTCCCCCGCAGCTACGCATACCGGAGTCTGCGCGGGGCGAGTGTGCGCATCAATTCACATGACTACGAGGTGATCGGAGACCCGAGGCCATTGGGCGGCGGCATGAAGCCGACTGCATGGAATCTCACGGTCGAAGTCACCGACGCGGAGGGATAGTGCATGAAACGGGTGAAACTGCATTATTCGGCATTCCAGGCGTACAGGCGCAACGAGGGCGCTCGCGCCGCCTTGTCGGAGGCACAGAAGATCGCGGCCCGCGCCAACTCCATGGCCGCGCCGACTCACGCGGGGCAGCCGTCGTACACGGCGGAGGGCCCGCGGGCGAACGAGAAGGGCGCGACGGTGCTCGTGCATACGGATAATCTCGCCGCGCGCATCGATAACGCCGTGCGCGACACGCTCGCCAAGGCGTTGGGAGGCGGCTGATGAACGCGGAGAAGCTGGTCATGGACTGGCTCAACGCGGCACCCGAACTCAAGGATTATCCCGCGAGCTTCGAGGTTCCCGCCGAATCCAGCGCCACGAACCGTATCCCGTTCGTCACCGTGGAACGCACGGGAGGTTCGGAAGGCCGGTTCGTGTCGAGACCATTGATCGCTGTGCAGGTGTGGGCCGCTTCACGCTGGGAGGCTTCGGACGTGGCACAGCGTCTCGTGCTGCCACGGTTGAAACGCATCGTTGAACTGCCCGAGGTGGCCGATTGGGATATCACCGGCCTGACCGACTTCCCCATGCCGGACGGACGGCCACGCTACCAGATACTCATCCAGCTCACCGTCAAGACCGACGAATGAGCATCATTTCCAGAAAGGGCCTAATCATGGCTAATGAAACAACAACGAAGAACGATTCCACAAACGTGTCGTTCGGCAAGTTCAAGGTCGGCGGCTACGCCTACGCGGCACCGCTCGGCACCGCATTGCCTACCGATTCGGAAAGCGCACTCGACCCCGCTTTCCAGCTCATCGGCTACCTGTCGGAGGCCGGCATCACCAACACGACTGACACCGACACCGCCGAAGTCAAGGACGCGAACGGTACGACCGTGATGAAGGTCATCTCCAGCTACGCCGAATCCTACAAGTTCGTGCTCATCGAGTTCCTGCGCAAGGCAGCGGCCCAGCTGCGTTACGGCAACGACGCGGTGACCGGCAAGGACAAGAGCATGGTCATCAAGCATCAGATGCCCGACGATACACCGGTCTCGCTCGTGTTCGAGATCGTTGCAACCGGCAACGTGAAGGACCGTGCCGTCATCGGTTCCGCAACCCGTTCCGAATTCGGCGACCGCCAGATGCATTCGAGCGACGTGCTCGGCTATGACCTCACTGTGGCCGCGAACGACATGGGCGATGGCGTCACCTCCATCGAATATATCGGTATCCCAAAAGGCTGACGCCTCTGACTGTGACTGTCTCGGCCCGTGAGGGGGGGCCAGCAGGTCAATGTGTCGGAGGCTCCAGCATCCGGCCTTCAGCGTCGATACAAGATAACCAGCGCGGACGCGAAACCGGTTGTTGAAAGCGCCACGGTGGTAGACCTCGCGTTCGGTTGGACCGTGTTCCCCTTGGACGGTCAGGTAAACGGCAAGACCGGTCAGGTGGTCACTGTTGTGGATTGCACGGTCAATGGCTCGTATGCGCGTGCGAAGGGCGAGGCCGTGCTGCCGGCCCCGCTGCCGTCCAAACCCACCGGCATCCAGGTCACGCCCGAGTCGTTGACACTCAGGGTCGGCGAGACCGCGGGCCTCGACGTCAAGGTCCTGCCGGAGGGCGCGGACCAGACGGTGACCGCGACTGTCGCTGACAAGTCCATCGCATCGATCTCTCGAAAAGGAGTGAACCATGGCTGATGAAGTATTTAGTGGTGGGGTAAGCGTCACCGGTGTGGAACCCGGAACCACCACAATCGCCATCAAGTCGACAACCAATCCGAACATCAGCAAAAAGGTGCCGGTCACGGTCAAATCCCGTAACCTGCTCGCCTACGGTCCCGCGTCGGGCAACGGTCTGACCGCCACCGTGGCGCAGGACGGGTCGCTTGATTTCAGCAGCGGCACCGAATCGGTGCCATTGAACAAGGGCGTGCGCTGGAAGTTCGACGTGCCCGAAGGCATCGTTGGCGTGCCTCTCATCATCTCCTACACGGGCGGTGTGCCCGGAAACCTGATCATCGGCATCTACGCCAACGCGAATAGCCTCGGCGGCGTCTATCAGGGGAAAAACAACACCGTGGTCACCATCCCCAAGGGGACCACACGCGTCGAGCTGCGCATCTTGCGTGGCGGCGTCACGGCCGGCAGCGTGTCGGGCAACCTGAAAATCCAACTCGAACTCGGGAACACCGCGCACGAGTGGATGAAACCCGATGTCACAAGCCTTGAGGGGGGGGTATGAGCTAGCGAACCTCGTGCCCTCGTTCGCTTCCCTGTTGCCCTATACCATGAACGGCGTCACGTTCACCAGCAGGGACGGGCGCACAGTGCACGTGAAGGGCACGGCGACCGCGTGGGCGCAAATCAACGTATCCGTGCGACTGGACGCGGGCACCTACATGTTCACGTGCGACAACAGCAACGGCTGGAATTACGGAGTCCAGTTCGGCGGCAGTAGCAGCGGTCACGACTCACTGGGCAATCCGTCCGTCAAGCTCGAAACAGGCACCTACACCGTCAGCGTGTTCGTCGCCGAAGGGAAGACCGTGGACATCGACCTGACCCCGCGCATCCACCGGCTCGACTAGCCAACACGTCCCCTCGCGGATTCCTTCATTCTCTCCTTGCCGCGAGGGGAATTCTTTTTTAACCGTCAAGGAGAGATTTTTTTTCTTCGAGGAGAACGTCAATGTCACGCAACCGAAACCACCGCCGCGCCAATGTCAGCCAGATTGCAGGACGACCACAGGACCACAAGCAGTCCAAGAATACGGTTCGCCGTGTCAACGTCCGTGGAATCGATATCGATATCGAACCGAAGGTTTTGGACGATTGGGAGTTCATGGAATCGCTCTATGACCTTCAGGCCGATCCGAAGGGCAACGCCTTGCAGATCATCCCGTTCCTACGCCGATTGTTAGGCGACTCATACGACAAGGTCAAGAACGGATTGCGAGGCGCAGACGGGCGCATCGACGGCGAAACTATGGGCACCTTCCTGACCGAGCTGTTCGAGGAGATGGGTAAGGCTTTCCCAAACTCATGACGCTCGTGCTCCTGCTCGACCGCTGTCCTGACCAGTTGGCGGCGGACATGAGAAGGGAGTACGGGCTCGGCATGCACGACCTGGACCCGTTGGAGACGGCCGCACTGGCCGCGAACCTCCCCGCAGGCTCACTCGTCTGGCAGACGTTGGACACGCCGCGCGCGTGGACGTTCGACCAGTATCTGGCCGTGCTGCGCATCGAACAGATGAACCAGTGGATCTGGGCAAACGGCGACCCGAGGAAACGCGGCCCGCAACCCCGGCCGCTGCCACGCCCCGGCCAACACCACGCCACGCCGGAAGCAACCGGCCCGGCCATGGAAGCCGGATCAGAGAACCCAGAACCCGATGGCAACACCATCCGTCGCACGCGCACCATCAAGGCCGTTGGCATGAGCGTCGAACAGCTCGACCGATTCATGAGCCAACGGTTCACGACCGTGAACCGTGTGGAGAACCGGCCGCAGACCGGACAACCATAACCGAACAGAGGAAGGCGAAACAATGGCCTATAATCTCGCCACCGCATATGTGCCCATCGTGCCCTCCATGGATGGCGTCGGCAAGGCCATTGAAAAAGCGTTCGGCGACGCATCCAAAACCACCGGCAGTAAGACCGGACAGAGCATCGGCAAGGGACTGTCCGTCGGATTCGCCTCCAAGGTCGGAGCCGTGGCCGGCATCACGTCCAACGTGTTCAGCAAGGTCGCGTCCGTCGTCACGTCCAGCCTTGGTTCCGCAGTTGACCGCGCCGACCAGATGAACAACTTCCCGAAGGTCATGAAGAACCTCGGATATTCGGCCACCGATGCGGCCGCGAGCATCAAGAAGATCAGTGACGCGCTCGACGGTCTGCCCACCACCAGCTCGGCCATGACCGGCATGGTCCAGCAGCTCGCCCCACTGACCTCGAACCTCGACGAGGCCACCGACATCGCTTTGGCGTTCAATAACGCCATGCTCGCCGGCGGCGCTTCGACCATGGAGCAGGAGAACGCGCTCACCCAGTACACGCAGATGCTAAGTGCCGGCAAGGTCGACATGCAGGCATGGCGTTCGATTCAGGCCGCAATGCCGGGCCAGCTCAACCAAGTGGCCGAGGCCATGCTGGGCGCAGGGAAGAACTCAAACGACCTGTATGAGGCCATGAAAAACGGGTCAATCAGTTTCGATGATTTCAACAAGAAGGTCATAGAACTGAACCAGAACGGTTTCGGCAAATACGCCTCGTTCGCACAGCAGGCCAAGGACGCGACCCAGGGCATCGGCACGGCCATGGAGAACGTGAAGAACCGCGTCGCCAAGGCCGTGCAGAAGGTCATCGATGCCGTCGGAGTGGAGAACATCGCCGGCGCGATCAACAGGTTCAGCTCCCAGTTCGGCAAGGTGGGCGACGCGGCCGCCGGCATGGTCACGGACGTGAAGAAGAAGTTCTCCGAAGCGGGCAAGTGGATCACGGGCCTGTACGACAAGCTCGACAAGACCGGCGCGATAACCCGGTTCAAGGACACCATCTCCACGGCGTTCGAATCCGCGCGCAGCCGCGTCACCGAGGCGGTAGACCGCATCGCCGGGTCGTTCAAGGGCCTCGTGCCGGACGGCGCGATAGTCTCCGCCATCGAGGACGTGCTCAAATACGTGGGCACGGTGTTCTCCGACTTCGCGGACTGGGTGGCCGACACCGTCGAATGGTGGAGCAAGTTCATCGCCGCGCTGAAAGACACCGGGGCCGTGCAGCAGCTTGCCGGCGCACTGGGCGGCCTGTTCGACGCGGTCGGAGACGTCGCTGACGCCTTCCGTGGTGCCGGCGACATGGCCGAATCAGCGGCCGGCCGCTTCGACTCGGCCAAGGGCTCCGCGGAACTGCTGGGTGCGGTTATCAAGGTCGCGGCCGACCTCGTGCAGAAGATGGCCGACCAGCTCAAACGCGTGGCCGAATGGGTGAAAAAATTCACCGACACTCTCTCCGACAGCGGCGCATTGGACACGTGGATGGACGCGCTCGAACGCATATTCTCCGCGCTCGGCGACGCCCTCGGCTCATTGAAACGGCTCGGCAAGGCGTTGGACGGCGGCAAGAAGTCCGCCGAAGGGGCGGGTGACGGGCTCGACACGGCCGCCGCCGCCGCGAAAGGATTCGCCGCGTACATCGGGGCGGTCGCCAATGTGGTCGAGACCGTCGCCGGAGTGTTGGACGGCATCGCGTCGGCGGTCGGCAAACTCGCCGACGGCATCGACTGGCTCAACGAGAAGTTCCCCATCCTCGGCCAGGTGATCGGATTCCTGCTCGACCCGATGGGCTCGCTGGCCGACATGGCCGGCAACCTGTTCAGCTTCTTCTCCGGCGACGCCGGAGCCACCGCCGTCAACGACTTCAAGGCCACGTTCGTGGAACCGGTGAAGGCCAAGCTCGACGAAATCGGACAATGGTTCCAATCATTGCCGCAGAAGGCCATGGACGCGGGGAGCCAGTTCCTGACCAACATCGGCCAATGGTTCCAGCAGCTGCCGCAGACCATCGGCTACTGGCTCGGCTACGCCATCATGCTCCCCATCGCGTTCGCCCAACAACTGGGTTCCAAGGCGATGGAAGCCGGACAGAACTTCGTGACGAACCTATCGAACTGGATACAGCAGCTGCCGTCACAAATCTGGACATGGCTGACCCAGACCATCCAGAACGTGCAGGCATGGGGAAGCCAGATGATGGCGCAGGCCGGAGACGCGGGAAGCCGGTTCCTGACCGGGCTTGGCCAATGGCTCCAGTCGCTGCCCGGACGAATCTGGCAATGGCTGACCGGCGCGATAAGCAGCGTGCAGGCATGGGGCGGACAGATGGGGGCGGGCGCACGCAACGCCGGCAACCAGTTCCTGCAAGGTATCACCGGCACATTGCAGAGCCTGCCCGGACGCATACAAAGCCTGTTCTCCAACGCGGGCTCGTGGCTCCTCTCATCCGGCCGCAGCATCATGGACGGTCTCGCCCAAGGCATCAGGAACGGCATCAGCGCCGCCGTTGACGCCGCATCCAACGCGATGGAGGCCATCTCGAAACTGTTCCCGCACTCCCCGGCGAAGGAAGGCCCGTTCAGCGGCCACGGCTGGACCCTCTACTCCGGCCAAAGCATCATCGACGGTCTGGCCGAGGGTATGCTCCAACGCCGGGCCGGCCTCGTGGACGCCACCCGCGCCGCGATCAGCCCGGCCAGCATGGAACTCATGCATGGCATGGACACGCCACGCCCTAGCGTCGGCACAGGCACCGCGAACGGCACATACCAGAACCAGTCCGGCGAACTACTCGGCGAACTCCTATCGGAGCTGCGCGCACTGCACGCGGATATGCCGCTGATTATGGAGAAGCTTGGCATCGAGGTGGATGGTCGTGAACTCGGAAGGGTGATACGCAATGCGATCGCTTAGTTATATATGCGCCTCGACCGGTGAGACGATCCCACTGGAAGGGCCCGATATCTGGGCTCAGACGGCGGATGGGCTGCGCGGCCGCGAATGGTCGTACACCCTCGGATACCGGAGTCTGACCGGAGTAAGTCGTACGGCGCGCGAGGCCGAGCTTGACCTAACCTATGTCCGCTGCCCCGAGAAGGTGGATTGGACGCGTCGCCTGTTCGACGCGGACGTTGCCGCAGGCACACCCGGTGTGTTCGACGCGGACGGGTGGACCACGCGCGCCTACGTGGTCAAGGCCGAACCCGCGAGCATCACGCCGAACATCATCCGTCAGAAACTTTCCATCGTCCTGTTGGACGGCATCTGGCGCAAGCCGGGCGACGTGCAGCATTTCTGGTCGGATGCGCTGCAACCGGGCCTCGACCTTGATTACCCGCACGACTATCCGCACGACTACATGCCGACCACGCGCAACGCGGTGGTCTCGAATCCCATGCCCACGGCCATGCCATTCAAGATGGTGATTTACGGGCCCGCGTCGAATCCGCAGCTCACGTTTGGCGGCAACCGATACGCGTTCGACATGGAGATTCCAAGCGGCTCCTTCGTGACCGTCACCTCGATTGCAGGCCGACGTACCATCGTCATGACCGCCGAGAACGGCGACACCACGAACGTGTTCGACAAGGGCCGGCGCGGAACCGGTCTCAACGGCGGCGAATACATCTTCCAGCCCATCCCGCCCGGAGACAACGCCGTACAGTGGCAAGGTTTCGGCATTGATCTGACCGTCTACATGGAAGAAAGCGAACCAGTATGGTCGAATTGATAATCACTGGCCGAAACGGCATCGACCGGGAAAGCATCGCCGATTACAAGCTCGATGCAGCCTGGGGCGCGGACGAGAACGATTTCGAACTCACAGTGGACCGGCTCATCGACGCCGGCAGCTACGTGTATTTCGACGGGTCCGAATGCGGCGGAATCGTGGACGCCCTGAAGGACAACCTGAAACGGGGCGAATCCACCCTCACCTACTCGGGCCGCACGTGGCATGGCATGCTGGCGGACAAGATTTTGGAGCCGGACAAGGGCAAGGATTACCTCACCGTTTCCGGCACGGCGAGTTCGGTCATCGGCTCGCTCATCAGTCGTGTGGGGTTGGATGCCGTGTTTGACGCGGTGGATGCGCCCACTGCCGGCGCGCAGACCATCAAAAGCTACCAGTTCGACCGTTACGTGGATGCGTACTCGGGGCTGCGGAAGATGTGCGCCGCGTCTGGCCTCAAGCTGCGGCTCGCCTACGCTTCCGGGAAGGTCCGCGTCTGGGCCGAACCGGCAGCGCATTACGGCGACTCGATTGACAGCGACCTCATCGATTTCGACGCGACCCGCACGTGGCGCAAACCGAACCATCTCATCGGCCTGGGCAAGGGCGATTTGGCCGCGAGAACCGTCGTCCACTGGTATGCGGACGCGAAAGGCAACGTCAGCCAGACCCAGTCGCTCAAGGGCGTGGACGAGATAACGCAGGTCTACGACTATTCGAATGCCGAGACCGCCGAACTCAACACCAAGACCAAAGAAAAATTGCAGGATCTGCAATCCGAGGGCGATGTGAAGGTCACCGTCCGCGACGACGCGAACGTGGTGTTCGACGTTGGCGACACCGTGACCGCACGTGACAATCTCACAGGCATCACCGTCAACGCGACTATCAGCAAGAAAATCGTCAAGGTCTCCGACGGCGTGCTGAGCGTCGATTACGAGGCCGAATAAGGAAGGGAGCCATTATGGCGCGTATCGACAATGCGATTGTCATGCAATGCGACCGGTGCGGCAAGACCGGCTGGTACACGAGCGAGGAAGACCCTGCCGGCATGAAGGACTGGTGGAACACCCGCCGTCTCAACGCGCAGAACGAGTTCGAAAACCATTTGCTCTGCGCGAACTGCTTCGGCGAGTGGACGAACAAAATGAAGGACTTCGACAACGCGATGGACTCGTGGATGCAGAACGGAGGCAAGCAGAATGGCTGAACTCGTCACCGGACATGCGAACAAGGCTCACGCCACGGCGGAACAGGCCGCTGGTTTGAACGCCGGCATTCTCGGCTTGGATGATTATGTCCTGAACGTGCACGACAAGTTCAAAATCACGGTAGTCAGCGCGAACAAGGTGACCATCGGCACGGGCGAGCTGGTCATGCAGGGGCGTCACGTCAGCCAAGGCACGCCCGAGGACCTGATCGTCACCAACGGGTCGCAGGGTCAGAAACGCAACGACCTGATCGTATGCCGCTATGCGAAGGGCTCGCAGTCGGTTGAGAGCGCGAAACTGGTCGTGGTCAGGGGCACGCCCACCACGGGCACGCCCACCGACCCCGCCGTGAACACCACCAGCCCGTTGGACGGGGGCACCACCTACGACATGCCCTTGTACCGCATCCCGCTGGACGGCATCACCATCGGCACACCAGTCGCATTGTTCAACGTGTTGAAGCCGATGAGCGACGTGTGGGATTCCCTAACCCCTGTCACGGGCAAAGTCGGGATGCCGTATTCCGATAGGTATATCACTCTGGTTCGTGTCGGCCGTATTGTCACCGCCTGCGCGTATATCACGCTGACAAGCAATTTCAATCAGGTCGGCAACGTGTCCGTCAACGAGACAATCCCGAAGGGTT